AATTCAATACCAATTAATAAGTTTTGTCCTCCTTTAGATGTTACGCTTGAAGCGCAAGATCTTTTTACGCGAGTAATCGCAGATGATCATAGATGGTGCCGTTCTCTGTATGAAAATTATAAGAGTTCGACGTTTCCCAAATATGAGCAGAATAAAAGTTTATTAGAGCTTGGAGTTTATCCCAATGTTCCGATAGATTATGTCATTTTAAATCGACAGTATTCTCGGATCTTGTTTGTACCCAAAAATGCTAAAACTCTAAGAGGCATTGCAGCTGAGCCTACAGGGAATGTATATTGTCAGCTTTCGCTGAACGATTACGTGAGACAACGCCTATGTTACTTTGGCATAAATCTCAAAACCCAGGCAAAAAATCAGGCATTATCAAAAATCGGTTCTGAAACCAATTCTTTGGTAACACTTGACCTATCAGGTGCTAGTGACTCTGTTGCCCTGTGCTGGCTTAAGTTATTTCCGCCAGTTTGGGCAGAGCTCCTCAGAACACTTCGGTGTGAAGAGGGGATGCTAGATGAAACTCTAGTGTCCTTTGAGAAATTAAGCAGTATGGGTAACGGTTATACCTTTGTGGTAGAATCCTTAATTTTTGCTGGCCTCCTTTATGGGGTCTGTAAGGTTAGGGGTTTAAATTGGAAAGAAACCCTTCCAAGTGTCGCTGTATATGGAGATGATATTATTCTCCCAACAGTTTTGTTCTCTGATTACGCGTATATTCTAAAACGCGGTGGATTCGTGCTAAATAAAACAAAAACTTTTTCGCACGGTCCAATTAGAGAATCTTGTGGCTCGGATTTCTTCCTTGGCCGGAAAATAACTCGGCCAACGTTGAAAGCACTTCCTGTGCGTGAGTGGGAGGTTGTGAGAGATCACAATCTTCTTTTCCTTACTGCCCTTGAGTGGGATATAAAATTGCCTACAACTCTCAATAAAATGAGGTCTTGGCTTCCCACTCGATTTTACGGCCCAGTTGTTCAGGACGGTAAACTCCGATCTGTAATAGCTTGGCTGTTCTCCGAAACTCCAGAGACACCTGACGGAATTGTAAAACCGAAGCAAAATATTATGAGAAATATCCCATATTATGATGCTGATGGTAATAAGCAGTTTCAGAAAGTGAATCTTGTTAAGGATTGGCAAAGGAACTTATTTGTGCTTGACCAGTATATTCCCTTCAGACCTACCTGGAAACCAGGAAGTAAAAAGGAAAAAAGTTTGTACTGGGATCTTGTACACTATGAGCCACTAATGCATCTGACTCAGGCAACCCCTGACGATGATGAAGACATTTTGAATATCACCGCCGTTATTGCTTCAGAATATTATCTTTCAAAGAAAATACTCTCTGTGCGCACGACCAAGTCCATAATCTATGCTGAAGATTGGAAACCCCAGTTTTCTATGGATTATTTACTGCACATCTAACTTCC